ATGAGTGCATTTGGGATTGGAACAAATGTAAAAGAAATTGATAGCGGAGAGCTACACGGTAGGACTTATAATATTGCTTGCAAGGCTTGGTTTACCTCAAATTGTAGTCCAAGACCTCTGAGCTTTAAGTTTGAAGGTGAAGACGGTATCATACAAACAATATCTGATATAATCATAAAATGCACTGAAGATAAAAATTATAACGGAATTCCATCAAAAGAATTCAAGTGTGATGCAATTATTGGTGGCATACGTCATGAATTTAAACTGGTTTTTTATATGGAATCATGCAAATGGGTCATGGTAATATAAAGTACGTGTATAGGATTTCCTGTTATTAGTACAATAAATGATGTACTGATAATGTAACTAACCGAAGTAAGAGGTTAATAATGGATATATTTGATGAAAAGGGTATTGACCCTATGCTTATTTCAGAAAGAGTTGATCCGTATGACGATGAGGAATCTATCTTTGAATTGAAGTTTGACGGAATCAGATGTATTGCATATATAGATGATCAAACTACCGATTTAAGGAATAAGCGGAATATGAGTTTATTGCCGAGATTTCCGGAATTAGAACTACTACACGAGGACTGCCGACATAAGTGTATACTAGATGGGGAACTTAACGTATTGGTCAACGGAAAGCCAGATTTTTATGAAGTACAGAGAAGAACTATATTAACAGATCCTTTTAAGATACAGCTAGCTTACAAAAAGCACCCAGCAAATTTTGTGGCTTATGATATCCTTTACTATAAAGACAAACAAGTAACTTATTTACCACTGATGGAGCGCAAAAAGTTGTTAGATGAAGTAATATCTGAAAGCAACATATTATCAAAATCACGATATGTTGAAGCGAACGGAATTGCGATATATAAATTTGCAGAGGAAAATGGTCTAGAAGGAGTCGTCGGAAAAAAGAAAACAAGTTTATATTGGTTCGGGAAGAGATCAAAAGACTGGAAGAAAATAAAGGTACTCAAAGAAGAAGATTTTGTTTGTATAGGTTATATGTTCAACAAAAACAGTATGACGACACTGATCCTGGCGAAGTACGATGACAATGATGAGCTTGTTATCACTAACCATGTTTCACTTGGAGTTAGTATCGCCAAGCTTAGACAGCATGGCATGAAGGTTTCTAATTGCCCAATCCTTAACTTAAAAGGGTATGCTGATGCGACTTGGGTTGATCCAATGGTTTGCACAATCGAGTATATGCCATCAGAAAAAGAAGGGATACGCCAACCTACATTCAAAGAAGTGAGGGAAGATAAGTCCCCAAGAGAGTGTAGAATCAAGGAAGATGAAACATGAAAGAGTTATATAAAAGAGAAGCTAAATAATTATTATTAGCTTCTCTTTTATATTATCTTATCGAGCAAATATTTATAAATAGTCATTTAATAGTTTACTTAATTTTATCTAAAAGCTCATGCTTTTTACTTTCATATTCGCTTTCGGTAAGTATTCCTTTGTCTTTCAATACTGCAAGTTTTTCAAGTTGTGCGAATGCATCATTGGAAATTGGTACTTCAGTCGGTGTGGTATCATCAGAGATTAAACTTGTGATTGTGCCATATGCTTCTTGAGCAACATCAAATGATTTAACTTCATATATGTATGTTGGATTTTCCGTGTTTTTTGTTATAATTCTTAGTTTGTATGAGGTGATTGTTTTCTTTTTACTTGTCGTAGCACCGACTATCGCACCTGCTCCTCCCGCCAATATTCCGCCTACAACGGCGCGTCCAACACCACCTTTTGCAATAACGGTATTGTTCTCAAGAAGCTCGCACTCTATAACTTCATTTAATCCTATAATTGAATGTTTCTTTGTTAACTCATTTTTCAGTATAAGTTGATTTTTATCATCAGATATACATATTTCATCACTAAAATCATTTAGCATAATTGTCTTGCAATATTTATAACCATCAAGTTCATTATCGAATATTTCTTTTCTTTCAACCATATCATTGTGCTCAGTAATTGATTTCTCTGAAGGTGCAACTGCCCAACAGACGAGAACTGCTACCAATGAAACAATAGTTCCACCTCCGACAGTAAAGATCAAACCTGCTTCAAAAGATAGAATGTTATTCCACATATAAATATTAAGAAATGATAGCGCAACGCCAATAATTCCCCATATAAGAACTTTAATTAAAGCTTTTTTTACCTGCGCCCTACTTTCTCCTTTAATGGCAGGTGAATCAAGTCTTGATGTTAGGTTTATTAATGCGCCAAGTAGTAATACGATACTGAGAAAAAATAAAAAGTAAATCATAGATAATGCCCTTCCTTTTTTTGTTAATATTGTCGTATAAACTGAATCGGAAAACAATTTTACATTATCTTTCATTATATAGTAAGACCGCGAATAAATAAAGTATAACTTCCATTTTATGGTAAAAAATAGGGAATAGAAGAGTGTTAAACTCAACTATTCCCATACATTATATCCAATTTCAAATGAATGTTCCCGGACTGTAACGAACTTAATAAATCATCGATAGCATAATCATAGTTACCAATTAAGACCATTTTATACTAATCATCTCGTAATTTTATCATTCTTGCTGGTATACCAGCCCAAATCTCATTATCACCTGTGGAACATGTCAACACAGCATTCGCTCCTATAATAGAGTTTTCTCCTACAATAAGAGTACCTTCTTTACATAAAATTTTAGCACCAGTACAAATGACAGCACATTTTTTAATGATAATTTTTTCGAATTTACTTTGGGCAATAGGCTTCCAAACATCGCTTCTTCCAATTGTTACATTTGACATAATCATAACACCATCTTCAAGTACTGTATTATTATGTATTACAGTCCCTAGACCACCATGTTTAAAAACTACATTGTCACCAACAATAGTGTCGACGCCTATATCTAGCCCACCATAGAAATGAATAATTCTTCCCATAATTTTCTTAATTATTTTTACCCTAACGTTGCCCCTTTTCTTGACCAATACATCTATAGTATTCATAATTTACTCCCTTTATTTGTGACTAAATTTAATTTACCATAAATATACAGTCTAGTAAATAGAAAATCTGAATTTACCGCTTAAGTACATTTATTCTTCCGGTTCCAACAAAAATATACTTATCTGTAAGCGCTATGCCACCACAGGCTGGATTACTTAATGTTCCATCTGCTTTATAGTAATACTCATGTACCTCTTCTCTTATTATTTTTCCGTCTGTCGTTAGTTTGTTTTTCCAATACCACAACCCATTGTGTCCAACGCAGGTATAAAGCACACCTCTGTCATAATCAGATCCTTGGTTTACATTATCATAGCCAAGACTATCTTGTGTATAATCATTGATAATTTTAAATGTTCCATTAAAATCACTATCCGATTTTCCTTCTAAGAGCACACCTTTCCCTAAGTTGTTTAAACCCTTTCCAAGTTGTATTTTATAGATCCTCGCATTGTCATCAGTAATCAAAAACGCAATATCAAATCTGCCAGAATTGCTACTTCCCCAGCAAAGATTAAATTTACTTCCGAGATTGTAACTGGCACAATCAATAGCTATAGCATTATTTATGTCTGCATTTAATTCGTTTTTAAGACTTGACGCATTAGGATAAATATAAATAACACCAGTTTGTGCATATGATCCGCTACCGTTTCCAAATATTAAGCAGTCCGTTTCTTTGCAGTAATCAATAGAATTGCAATGGCCTAAATTATGAGTAAATGAACCCTGTAATACTGACGTCTTATTTTCTACGTCAACCAAATACCTTGTAACGGTTGCAGTGTCAGTATGCTCGTCATTAGATACAGGAAATACCCATAGTTCTTCACCAACAAAACAAAAATCAGATAGGTAAGATGTAGGCATATTAGGAGTAAACGAGAATATTAGTTCGTTTGCATTGTCATAAGTTTTGGTATGATTACTCCCTATGTCGGACTGAATAGAGTCTATGTCGGACTGAATAGAGTCTATGTCGGACTGAATAGAGTCTATAAATGGATTAACATAAGATTTAACATTATCAGATGTCTTATAAATTTCGCAATGTTGCGATACATCAGTGGGATTTGTAATCTCTTTTGATAAATTCGCCCACGCTAGTACAATTCTTATAAGCATGTCATTTGGAGCAATATATTTAGTACAAGTTATAACTCCATTAAGAATACTAGACAGATAAGCTTTTGTTGTTATATCATAACTAAAAATTCCAATACTAATCAAAGGATTAGTATTTATAATAGAACCTTTAGGTAAAGTAAAGAAATCCGTTCTAATCCTCGCCGCATTTGATGCCTCTTCGCCTGTAACGCTATATATTGTGCCACTTTCATAAGATTCGTTAATTTTTGCAGATCCAATTTTTTCAACTGTAATAGCGTTATTTTTTATATTAGCCGTATCAATTAAAATATTTTCAACTTCATCTTTTGTGGCGATAGACTTGTAATTTAGTTTTTTAGCAACAATCGTTGTTCCTATTTGGCTATTTAATATTAGTTTTGTAGTATTCATCGGGATCGTTAATTCATAGTCGGTATAAAGAATAGAAGATCCATCACCTGCAAACAAGGCAGTACCATTAACAAAAAAATTATCTTTGCAATAAATAATACTAGGGGTAGATGTTCCTCCCGTTCTAAGAGTTATTTTATACCGTTCGCCAGCCGAAACAGATAGTATAGCATGTCTCCATGCTGTTGACGAATTTAAAACGGCATAATTATCAGTAATAGTGTAATTGTAATCGCTTATTGTAATCGCTTGAGTAACAAAATCAGCAATATCGTCTTGTATGTTTGTAGAAAGATTTTTTAGTCCCACTACTGCTGTACCAACAACCGCAACGCTACCACCTGTCATACCGGTCTTCACTTCTGATGTGAGCATTTCCATAGTAACTTGCTCAAAACCATTTTTGTCTACTTTCCCGTTTGAGAGTGCGTCGACTTCGTTTTTATCTGCTTTATTTTGTTGTAAATCAGAAATTTGTAATGTACTTACAGCTACATTCGTATCAATATTCAACATTGAAGTGTGAATTTCCTTGATATTAGTTGAAATCTCATCTACTAAATCTTGAGAAACTACCGCGGCGCCTTTTGTTCCCAATAACCCATTTGAATCAATTGCATTTATCTGGCTTAGAGTTTTAGGATCTACACGTCCCGCAAACTCCTCAGCTCTATCGGCAGACACTTTAGCCGCGTCGGAATACAATTTTGACTGATCACTATGGAACTTTGAATTATTTGTAGCTTCTCCGTCTCTAGAATTTGTGCCACCAATCGCCCAGCTTTCGGAAAGTCTTGCGCTGCTTTCTGCTGAATTTTCGACATTTTCCATATAAACATGCAAGGCATCTATAACATCCTGCATATTAGTTTTCATTTCTCCATACTCAGTTGCGTATGTTTGCATTTGTCGCTCGTATTCAGCCATAGTGTAATTTACTTCTGATATTTTATTTGATACATCGTCCAAACTTACATTTATATCATTTATGAGATCAGGGATTGTTGTTGCCTGTCCGATAAGATGAGATAGTACATCGAAGTCTTCACTTGCAATTATTCCGTCATAATCTATTAATGACTTTTGAATTAATAAGTTTTGTTGTCTAGTAGAAATAACAGCAGGACTACCAGGTTCTTGGATAACGAATTCGTATTTCACCTTACCTACTTTTGAAAGCATTCTGCTTGTCATAATTAAAATAGGGTATCCATTTTCCCATGGCTCATCAAGCCAGTCATCAACGTATGGGGCTGACTCACCATCGGCCCACATTCGTATTCTAATAGCTTCGTTTCCTTTCAATGAAACCATGTTGCCCTTATCTGTAATCATTATCCTGTATTTACGAGATAGATTATCATACTGCTTAACTTTCTCATATACATAACTCATTTCTTGTGATACATCGGCTCTTATAGATTTATAAGATATCAAGATGAAACCTCCCTTCTATTGTGCTTTTTCAATAAAAAAGCGCTATTTACGCTCTGGTTGTTTTTCATTTTATTTTAATTAATTTATCTAAGGCCAAAAGATATCCTGGCTCCAACATAAACGATGGGTTATTATCAACAAACTTGTCATAATCAAGTAGATATGGATCAATTTCAACCTCTAATTCACCAAGTTTTGAAATCGATTCATCATATCTCTCGTGATCTTCGTCACTCTTATAATTTGGAAGCACTTTACCGTCTTCTAAGATCTTGGCATATTTACCTTCGATATCTTTGTAAAGATATTCTTTCATGAGTTTGTTTTGTTCCGTCTCGTAGTAAGTGCAATGCTCTTTAATAATTCTTACATTTCTAAATATCCAATAGCTCATTTCTTGTGGCACTTTAATTCCGGATAAGCCACCAATAGCCCTGTCCATATTTACGACTTCGTATAAATGTAATTTCATATATTCTCCTTATTTTTAGGCAACAAAAAAGAGTAGGAGATTAGTCCTACTCTTCTTATAATGTTAAGGTCTTACAAAATCGGCGCTACAGTCAATTAATTGAATATACTGTCCGTCTTTTACCGTCACGGTTTTGTTTGTTATACGACTAACAAATAAATCTTGTTCTATATTATGTTGCGGAGCAAATTCATCTTTGCTGGATGGAATTGACGCAAAAACTGTACATGTAGCCCTATTGTCATTAGGATTTAGACGAGTCAAACTGTATGTTCCAGCTTTAATATCTTTTCCAACCCAAAACACTCCTTCTTTAGTAATATCTAATTCTCCTGATTCGCCAACTGGAATATATGTCCCTGAGTTTATAACATCATCTTCGTATAGTCTTATATAATTAAAATTACTCATGGGGCTATAAGATCCTTTAACTATCACATTTTCACTTATCGAACTGGGGTAATAGATATATTCGCCTTCTGGTATATTTCCTTTTTTTACCCAATTACTTGAAGTCTCAAAAGTATATTTTGTTTCAGTGTTTTTAGTCCCATTTGTAATAGTATTAGATTGCGTCCACTCTCCATTTTTGTTAACTTGATACCCATCTGGAGTAATAGTATCGCTTAACATATTACCATCTCTATTAAAATAATACCATTTCCCATCAATTTCTCCCCATGTGTTTGTCATGTATGAACCGTCTTCGTTTTGATATTTCCATCCAAGATCATTAAACTTCCATTCTCCAGCAATAGCATTTATACAGAACGCAGTCGATAACATTATTGACATTATTATTATCTTTACTTTTTTCACAACTTCTCTCCTTTTGACAAATTGTATTATAATATTCGTTTTTATTATAATACTATTCTAAAAATTAGTCAATTATCATAATTACTCTAAATTTGAAATTTGATCTTCTAAAACAGATAATCTATCGTCGAGCCACTTCACAGTTTTGGTTAAAGTCCATGTATCATTTCCCCACCATGAATCACCAGTTATTCTAATTTCATTTGCGTAAACGATAGATCCACTAACTGCAAAAACATAATTAGTTATTGTACTTGCACCATTACCATTATAACCACCCCAAAGAGCAAAACGATTAGAAGCTGCCTGTGCAGACATTCCAGAATATTCATCAATTGACATAAACAACGCGCGATCCGTATATGTCGTGTAAAAATCTCCAAGGTATACCTCATTATCTGCCGCGTAAAAGAATCTATTATTAATATTGATGCTTCCGCCTACAAAACTAGAACCCCTAATTATGCCTGTTATGTCAGCGTTTGTTGCATACAATTTTCCATTATTTAACACTCGGTATGGAGCTATAGATTGATTTGCATTTCCAGCCCAAAACGAAATGGCATTATTCGCAGTAGAAGAACTCATTCCAACTCCACCAGAATATAGATATCCAGATGTTATAGTCCAACCACCAATTAATCCTTCATCAATTTCAGCACGACCTTTAAATATAAGTTTGTCTTTTATGGCATCTATATATAGTAGACTCGTACCACTTTTAGATATATTAAATATCTGACTAGGATTATCCGGATTAATTTGCACCTTGAAACCATTCGTTGCAGAAGCAATAAAACCATTTTCATCAAGAGTGAGAGTGTTATTCTTATTCTGTATTTTAAGGGCTTCCCCTATAAATAATCCACCATAGATTACATCTGCAGAAATGCCGTAGTATGATGTTGTTTTGCCATTATTAGTTACATACACTTTACCTATAGCAAGCTTTGGCTCACGAAGATTAGTTCCATCTGGTTCCTCAAATAATAATATCTGTCTATTGGTAATCCAAAGTTTTTCAGGAGCATATTTATTTAAGTCAGGTAGCCATTTCCTTAATAAAATACCGGTACTATCAATAAGCACTTCCTGATTCTTTCCGTTACTTTCAATCTGCTGATTACTTAAGTCAAGGAATTCTTTCTGAGTGCTATAAAAGGCTTCATTTGCTTGTTTCGACGCCTGATTCCAACCAGAGGTGTTGTAGCTAAGAGAAGTACTTGTCTTATCTACAAGTTTCTGCATGGCGACGAAATCAAACCAACCACCTGTTATGCTTGACTTTGAGCTGAATGTAAGCTTGAATTTACTAAAATCTTCCCAATCAATTTCCATTTTAAGAAGTCTAGCTTTTATAAATTCTTCATCAGAATATTTGATTACAAGAATGTCTCCTAGATCAAGTTGCTCTGTCCATACTTTATATTTAAACAGTACTGGAAAGTTTATTGAATTTACTTCCATATCAAATTGGGGGTAGCACACCTTACTCAGTTCATCAACACCATGTTTATACAAATCCTGTTTCATTTCCAATATATCAGATTCAGTCATAATTGGAGTGGCAATATAGGAGTTGTCACATAAATTATCTTCTCTGACAAATGGTTGTAATTCCTGACATAATTCTTCGCCAAGTACATCATCAATTCTAACTACATAAGAAAGCACTTCGTTTTGCTTTGCTTTGATCTGATTTTCTTTAGCTGTTATCTGTGACTGTCTGACTGCGATTTCATTATTAACAGCATTCCAAAGAGTGTTGTAATTGTTGTATTGTGTCTGGGCCACCGGATCTGCATTTTTTATATCAGTCAACACAGACATTTGTTCCTTGTATGTATTTGCCTTTGCTTTTAATCCAACAAGACCATATTGCTTCCAATCTGTACTTGACTCATCAGATGGCATTTTATTATATAAACTATCCAATCCATCTTGTAAAGTCTTTAACTGTGATAGAGCAGTGGCAATTAAACCTTTATTATTATCCATTAGCCGATAATATTCTTCCAGTTTTTCTTTTAAAGCCTTACTCATATCATTATAGAAATAGCTGAAATTACTTACATAATTATTACCAGCAGGATTTACAGAAGCAATAGACAGAGCAGTACCGCTTGCATCTTTGCCACCAGTAACATTTAAAACAGTTTTAATATCATTTTCATTCCAAGTAATATTTAGTTCCTTAATGAGATTTATGAACGATAGTGCGATAGGAACTTCTTTCCCAATGTTTTCAGCTTTATAGGCACTTACACTTCGGTAATTACTGTCGAACACAAAAATACATTCAAACGTGTCTGATACATCGCCAGTAAGAAAGTCATATGACGTGATGCTATCATTGTCAAAACTACGACGATTCTTTGATATTTCTGGGTCAATATATTTGAATTTCCACCCTGGGTTTTTATTCATAAAAATGTGAGCAATACTGTGTGCAGTGTCGTTGGCGTCATATAAAGCATATCGATCAAGTCCGCCTTGTTCATCGTATTCAGTTCCCATAGAACCAAATGATGTAAGATATGTTTGCTTTAGTTCATAAGTTAAATCATAACAAGTTATTTCGAGATATGGATCAAACCCACTGTCTTTACGACTAATATCTGTAATCCTATACCAGCCAATATCCTCTAGCCATATGTATTTACCAACCGAGATTTCGTCAAATCCTTGGTTTTCAACTTTATCGTGGTATTTATAGATGGAAAACTTAAACTGTGATATGCCAACAATATACAACACAGAACTTTTACTCTTGGCATTAAGTTGGCATATTAGTTTTTTATTTGGATATGCCAAGAATACTCTTGGAATTACAGGTTTTCTATAAGCATCGAATTTTACCATTAGAACGCCACCAACTTTCGATATTCTCTATATTTAACCACTCCTTCACAAGCAAGATTAAAAGTAAGTACATTACTGCCATCATAAAATCTAAGCCACTTAAGATTAGAATCATTCAATACATCGTGACCTGTGATAGAAGACGAGATTATACCGTCTGTAGTTAATGTGATTTTTTCACCAATACTTACATTCTTGATTTTCATAACATACTCTGATTCGATTTCTTGACTGTTTCTTATTTCAAGATTTCCGGATCGCAACATTGTAATTTCTATATATGGGAATATATGAACTTCCTCATCGTTGACTATATATAAGTCATTAATGATTTTATTGTCATCAGTGAGAGAGAAGTAGTATTCATGCTCCTCTGAAAATGCTACAGCAGAAGAGGTAGTAACGGTAAATTGCATACCTACTGTATCATTTACCGCCCATACTTGTGGCTGATTGATATTGCAATGTAGCCAAATATCAGAATAGTATTCGTCTTGAATGAATAACCAATTATATTCACCTCGTTTACATAGCCATTTAGATATTGCACGTTGCTGTTCCTGGCTCATAGGTGACCCATCAGAATTTATGATTTGAAATGTAAACTCCATTGGCTTATCATAATTCTGCGATATGATTTCCCATTCTAAAGATTGCGCAGATTTATCGGTTACTAATTCTGTAGACTGACCACTGTATAATCCTTGGTATTTATTATTTTCAAAATATACTGCAATTACTCCGAATTCATCGCTACTGTTTTCACCAAATGTAAATAAACTATGCAATTTAAAACCTCCTTCCAATTTGATTTTTTATTATAAGAAGCCACAGTATAGGCTTTACGTCCAATTTAATAAAGAGAGCATCAATTAAGATGCTCTCCACATTTAATGCTGTTTTGACATTTCCATCATTTTCTGAGGTATTTCCTTTTTAATGAAAGTATCTAGTCTTTCATTCATTTGAGTTAATACTTCTTTATCTGCGTTACCCTGTACTACAAGTAGCGGACTATCGATATTCATAGAAACGTTGTTTCGATTAGCCATAGCCATTGCTTTATAATCATACTTCGGCATATTAGCCAATACAAACTTGCTTGGATCAATAGCAAAATCCCATAGCTTATCAGTCATATTCTTTGTAAAGATGGTATCTCCACCTACTGAATTGAGAACAGTACCGTTTCTAGCAACTATTAATTCTGGCCCATCTTCGTTAACATATTTTAATCCTGGCTTAGAATTAGTAGTACCACTTTTATATCCAACAGTGATATTTCTCTTTTTCACATCATCATAGGGTATTGTTTTTCCGTCCCATACACCGCTGTCATCAACATAATAATACCCGTTGCCATCTTTTGCCTTAATAGCCATATCTGTAGCCATAGTACCATCAGATTTCAGATAGTAGTCTTTACCGTCTTTTGACTTTCTCCAAGCAGATTTAACCATTTGACCATTCTCAGGCTCAAAATACCGCCAGTCACCATTGCTATCGTCCCAACCAGTTTTCATATAACCATCTTCATTGAAGTTATACTGTTTACCTCCAATGGTGTAGATTCCGTCAGAAGCGTAATCATCATTAGAAGCTCCATACCACCAGCCCTTAGAGTTCTTTTGCCACGTTCCAGAGCCGGTAATATCCTCAAATGAAGCTGAACCGTTTCCGTTTGCAGAGAATCCTTGCATGGTACTTACTAATTCTGTAAGTCTTGACAGGTCAATATTAGCAATATCAATATTAATCTGTGAAATGGCATCTGATACAGCATCTTTAAAAGTAGATACGGCGCTGTTGGCGGACTCCCATGGAGAAGTTAATTCGCTTGTCATGGTAACATTATAATCTGTTCCATACTTAGTCAGAGTGTTATAAACTGTCTTGTAGTTATCCTTTACTTGTCCAAGATATTCTTCTATTACTTTCTTTTGTGCATCAGTGTTTGACTTAAGCTCCTCTAATTCCTTTTTCTTTGCGTCCTGATAGTCATCTGCCTGCTTATCTAGGCTTTCAAGAGTTTTATCATAAGCATAGTCAGCTTGTGTCTTGGATAAATCTTTCTTAGCATCGGATAATTGCTGTTCCAACTGCAATCTCTGTGCAATATCTTTCCTATCGGTAGATAATGACAGTTCATCAATTTTTGCCTGTAAATTATTAATGTCAGTCTGTTTCTCACTAATACTTTCAAGATAATCCTGATATTCCTTTTCTGTCTGTAATGCTTTCTTCTTGGCAGCAATTAAATTATTCATATCATCTATCTGTGCCTGGATTGCATTATACCTAAACTGTAAGATTGCTTGTTCAGCTTCTTTCGTAGCTTTTACTGCTGATAACTGAGCATTGGTATATTCATTAAGTTTCTCGTTATATTCGGCCTGTGTGAGCGAACCATTTTCGTACATCTCATTAATAGCGTTAATGGCTTCTTCATAATCGGCCGCTTGCTGTTTAGCATTAGCATACTGCTGCCCCAATAGTGCAATTTTAGCAAGACCCTTAGACGTAAGCATTCCTCCATCTAAAAGTCCATCGTCACCAATTAAATCAGACATGGTGCTAATTCCATTGTTAATTCTATCAAGCGCACTAGAAATCCTCTCTAATTCCTCAAATGGCAAGTTGATTAGAGCTTTTCTGAAATCGTTCATTGAAGATACGGCATCATTCATAGAGGAATTTACAGCAATTAACTCTTCATTGTATTTTCTCCACTCCTCAGAACCTGCTTTGATAGTTCCTTTACTTACTGCTTTTGACAATTCATTGGATAGAGAATTATACTTATTCTGCAATTGCTTATAAATTGCTTCCTGTTGATTTATCAGCTGTTTATAATCCGCTTTAGTAATAGATTCTCCCAATTCCTTTTGAAGACTCAGAAGGTTGTTGCTATACGTAGCATACTTATTCATGAGTGAAACAAGACTGTCAAAATCATTGATTATATTATCAAGCTTGGTCTGAGCAAGTTCTTTCAAGGTCTTTTTCGTTTCATCTATCTTCTTGTGAACATCTTCAGCTTTATTGTACCATTCCTGATAACCTTTGATATTGTTTGCAATTACTTCATCAGTAACAGTTTCAATTTCAAGAGTGCCATTTTTGATTTTGTCTATGTAAGTGGGAGAGAGGTTGTAAGAATCTGCCTTCTTCTGGTATGTATCAAACTGTGATTGTAAGGCAGTTAGTTTATTTGCCATTTCATCAATAGCTGTATCTGTAAGAGTATTTTTAGGCTTCCAATTTGATGTATCAGAAATTTTATTCTGGATGTCTTGGATCTTTTCGTCAACTCGTTTAATTGTAGTTTCCACCCAGTCAAATACTTCGGAGAAATCTTTTTTGTCCTTTTTTGAGCCAGAAGAAGGTTTGTTTGTTTTTACACCACCGCCATACGATGCGTTAACACTTGCACCCTTGCCTTTATATTCAGAAGCAGCCTTTATTGCATCATCAACTTCTTGCTGAGCGTTTTTTACAAGAGTGTCATAGCCTTCTTTGCCAATTCTATATCCAACATTACCATTAGCCTTTAGCGTATTTAGTGCTTGCAGCGCTGTATTGGCAGTCCCAATTACTCCAACAAGAGAGAGGATATTTTCTATATCTCCACTAGTATCCAGTGCATTTCCATTGAAAAATTCCTTCTCTAATACCAGTCCAGCCAGTGCAACTTTGGCGATATCGCTTTGAGTTGCTTCATCAATGATACCTGGGATCTCACTAGCCGTCGCATTAGCAAGATCATTACTTACTTCTGCCGTGTAAGCTTTTTCTGCTGCCAGGTGTTCTTGCGCCGCTGAAAGTCGAGACATTATAACTTCTTCCGCATTAGCAATGCCCATATTTTGGAGCATAGTAGTAGCAAGGCTGGCATTTTCATCTGTAAGTCCGTTAAGTACACCAGAACTATCAATCCATGTTGTCACGAGGTCGTTAAATGCAGACTTTGTGACATTAATATCTTTTGGAGAAGAGGATACCTTTTCGATAAAGTCTGTGTATGATTCGCCTAAATCATCAAAGTTATCCTTGAATTTCTTATCGTCAAGCAGTGCATAATCAAACGGATTATCCTTGTCAGAAATGCTCTTCATGATTTTATCAAGGGATTCAAAGCCTTCTGACAGTGAATTGATGTTTGAAATTACTTCTTGTTTTGAGAGCGATTTATTGATTGCTTCTCCGGTTGTTTCACTTTCACTAGCAAGTGCTATTATCTGATTAATAAAAGATTGTGTTGCCGTTTCCCCATTACTCAAGATGAGATCTGTCTGTCCTATTGCATCATTTAGCTGTGAATACTGCTTGATTGTATTCTCGTCTAATTTACCTGCCTTTGCTAATTCAATCAGTTTTTCCTTTGTTACATCAAGTGATTCGCTGTTAAATACTTGGTCAAATTCTATCTGATTCCATGCTGATGGGTCAGTGAATTGATAAATGAGACGTATTCCTTGTTCAAGATTATCATAAAACGCTTGTTCACCATCGGTCAAATCACGGAAGCTCTTTAAATCTGTTAGATTATCTCTATATCCTTGTAAAGCGGAAAGGTTATCTTCTAACTGTTCCTTATAATATTTCTCCCTTTCAATAAGAGAATCTAGCCATTCAGAATCCCCGCTTTCTTGAGCCTGTTTTTGGGCTTCCTGAACTTTAATGATGGCCGCAGCGACCCCTTCAAGTCCCTCCTGCGCTAAAGCTACATCAGAAGTGGGAGACATGGATATAGAAGCATACTGATCATTCAAATCTAATACATCTGAATAACTAAAATTACTGTCGCCATATTCTTTGTTAAATGCTTTTTGATTTGATTCTGATAGCTTTTCAGCCGAACGCTTTAACTCAATGTTTTTAATGTCTCTTTGCCGTTCAAGCTCTTTTGTCGCATCTTTTAATTTATCAAGTTCGCCTTGTTCAACATAGGTGAGAGATGGAAGTCCGTTTAATTCATTAATTCTAGTTTTGTTGGCTTCAAGTTCACTATTTATGCCTTCTAATTCTGATTTTACAGATTCAAAGTTGCTCTTTGCATCAGCCATAGCTTCTTTGGCATATTTGACACGATTTACATACTGGTCAATTACCCAAACTACACCTTCTATGGCTTTTGTTATAGCGAAAAATATTGCGGCATTCATCGCAATAGTAAGTGCCTTTGCTCCAAGAGCAGCAAAATTAAAAGCCTTACCCGTTTTATTTACAACGTCTGGGTACTGCTTAAATGCTTCAAGCGATTTATCCGTTTGATTCGCATCGTTAAGGAATTTGGTTAAGGTTTCGTCGGCAACCCCCGCGTTCTTAATAAATGGCTCCCAACCCTTTTGATTAAATCCTTCTATATCAATTTTACTAAGACCACCAATTTGGTTAAAAACATCATTTACTTCATCTGAAATCTTATACGCTTTTAAGCGATAAGCCTCCAACCACTTGAATCCGTCTTCACTGTCGTAACTTGCGAGCGTATTGACAGTTATAATATACAATTACTTGCAATAATTATATATTAATGGTAGAATCTTCATAAAATATGGTATACGGGGAGGCAATATGAGTTTAATAAATTGTCCAGAGTGTGGTAAAGAAAATGTTTCTGATTCGGCAATTGCATGTCCTAGTTGTGGGTATAATTTAAAGATATACTTTGAAAAAAATAAACAAGAAGAATTAAGCAAAAATTTATTACGTAATAAAGATGAAGAAAAACAAAAAGAAAGATTAATAAATCAAAAAAGAGAAGAAGATAAAATAAAAAGCATTCCAAAACCAGAAAAACCGGTATTTAATAGAGGACTTATTGTATATATAATTATTTCTACGATAATCATATCATTATTATTTTTATATCTTCCAATATCAATTTCTGATTCTTGTTGGGTATTGGTTTTTTGAATTACTTGTGTTTGTTGGATTGCCATTATTTATTTATAACTCATCCTTTTCAAAGAAGATTAAAGTATATAACTTAGCACAACAGAATTTTTATGAATATCAAAAGCAAGTTATTAGAGAGCAAGATAGGGCGATTGCTTCAGCCCAAGCAGCTGCTGTAACACAAGCGAGAGAAGAAGCAAAAAAGCCGGAGTGTCCATATTGCCATTCGAACAATACCACGAAAATCACTGCCACCACTAAAGTAGTAAATACAGCAATGTTTGGTATATTTGGTCAAAAAAGAAAACATCAATGGCATTGCAATAACTGTAAGAGTGATTTTTGAATATAAAAAGAAAGAATCTCTATGATTTTTGGAGATTCTTTTTTTTGTTTCTAGATCGAATAAACGTTCTGATTGTAAGTATCATTTAAAGGATGGTAAAATATTCCATATTGTGGTAAAAGGGGGAGCGTGTATGGAAGAACTAAAATTATTAAATGATATAAAAATTATTCCACAAGGAGAATCAATTTTAAAATCAAAAACTAAAGATATCTTCATGTCAGAGGAATTTCAGAACTACTCAGCGAATCGTATGCAAGAACAGTTGGCTGGTTTAGTAAAAGCGCCTGACTATTCTAACGTTTTTATATCAAAAGAAGAGCAAGACAAGCACCTAACAGATAGAATGGATAACACAAATCAATTACTCAAAGAAAGTAATCAAAGAATTTCCGAGTTGCAATCAGAACTTGAAAAGTCATATGTACAATTACAACAAGCAAACAATAAAATTGCTATCCAAACTTCAGCAATTGAAGACCTTAATGCAGGATTAAAAATAGAGACTTTAAAACGGGAAGCAGCTGAAGGTAAATTATCTGGTAAGGATTGGAAAACGGCTTTTGTCGGTTTAGCTTGTACGTTGATTGCACTTGGAATAGAACATTGGCGCACTGTTTTAAATTTTATATTATCCCTATTTGTGTCGCAAAAGTAAACCATATACAATACCCCATAAAAGAGCCAAGGGCTAGAAAAAATAAGGTTCTTAATTTTTGTTTCATAGATTAGTCCCTTCTATATTTAATTTAGTGAATCATCAAAATAAAATAAATGAGTAAAGAGTAAAATTATAGCACAGATGAGGGGGTATCGTATGATACTCCTTTTTGTACACAAAAGAGCCAGTCATTAAACTGGCTCTAATTATAAAAGTCGAACTATGTCGATTTTAAATAGACTTTGACAAACACCTGTTTCTTGTTATATTACATTAGAAGTGGTAAAATATTCCATATACTCACCAAGGAGTTTAAGAATATGAATTTACTTCAAGAATATAAAGAGCTATATAACCATGAAATGGTATTTTGTGATAGGTTAAACGCCAAAATATCAAATGCTTTAGCTATAATTACAATTGTTGGAACAGGCGAAGCAATAGTATGGAAGGATTGTCTCGGAGACAACTTTAATATTTTATTTTTCATCTTATGTTTACTATCTTTACAGTGTTTTATTATTACATTATATAGATTTTACTTAGCCTATTCTAAATATACATATGGATATTATCCAATAGATAAAACGAAAGAATATGTAGATGATGTAATAAAAAAACTTGAAAGTAAAGGAAAAGACGAAAAGTATATCAATGAACGCGTTAATAAATTACTAGAAAACACGTATATCAATTCTGCAATAATTAACCGCAATCAGAATTTATTAAAAAGTATGGCTCATAGAAAGCTAAATAAATGGATAATTGTTTCTGTTATTTCAGTATTCCTGTGTTATGCTTGTGATATTATAACAAACAGCGATATACTTAAAACATTAATATAAGGAGAGTACTTATGGGCAAAGACGATGATGACGATTTACCAGAAAGCATTCCGATTCAAATGGTCACTGAAACATTTTCTCAGGTGATAGTTAAACATGAAGAAAATACAGACAATGAATCAAAAAATGACACTAAAAAATAACAGGGGTTATCCCCTGTTATTTTTAAACCATTCCAGATTTTTAAGCCATACATCGGGTTCATTATTTCTATACCACTCTTCAGTTACATTTTCTAATCCACCAAAAGTTTCTTTATACATTTCCAATGGAATGAAATCAGGCAAGTCTATATCTTCTTTGTTTTTATAATTATTTATGCTTTTTTTCTTATCTTTATTACTCATATCATTCATCTCCTTATATCACAAGTTATTCTCGTATTGTAATTTCGTTACCATAAAGGTATTAATTTAGTAAGTTATTTATCATTACATTATCTATTACATTAACTTTTATACGTTTGCAAGCCGTATAAAAATCTGGGAGTATCCACCCAACTATTTCTGGTACATCGCATAGTTGCGATTGACTTTTTGTTATTGTCTTACGACAACCTGGCCTGACTCTACATTCATGAAATTAGATTCCACGTTCCCTGAGAGTCGATGGGGGCGACACTTGCCACATGGCAGTACGTCTCCCTGCTGATACTACTATTTTCATAGTCGTTCCAGTCTCAAAACCACGCAGTCACGCATGGTCATATAAGGAATTATACTTAAGCCCTCTTGTTTATGATTACCATAAACTCGTTCCCGTTTTACCTATGGCTTTTAACCATAGCAGTAGTGACTTCTTGAGCCTCGCAGCCAATTGTACCTGCAACGATTTCGCTGACCCAAGCTTTTTGCACCTAAAATCCCACCTCCTATAGCACCGATTGTTCCTAAATCACCTAATGCCTTTGTTACTCCATTGATACTCTGAAGCAAACCGTTAAATAAATTTAGTCCACCAATTACAGTATCTGCTTCTACAAAATTATCTACAATTTCCGTTATTGTGTTTGAAAGTTTATTAAGACTTCCTTCCCAATTATTAGCAGATTTCATAGCCTCTTCAAAAGCTGATCCACTACCTTCTGAATAATCGTTAAGCATTTTTTCATATTTAGACCAATTTTTCAAAAGGGCATCCAACTGGTTTCCACGCTGTTTCAATATATTCAGTCAAGTTCGCAACACTCGACCAGTTATTAATTATAATTATATAATGTAGTTGATTAGGCTACATTTTTATATTTTCCAGATTTGCAGTCTTCTACAAACTCATTCCATTGCAACGCTGTATTGTTTCCATATCCATAAATCTCATGGAATTTCATATGTATATTTTTAGTCAAACACACTCCCAAAGGATATTGATTTTGTTTTTCTCTAAAACAATCTAAGATTAGACGAAGTTCCTCTTCTGAATAATCATTCATACTTGGTTTAATATTAATATTTGCTTCTTCTAGCGTTTCGTTTAATATCAAGTTTAGTCCCTGTATATGATGTATATCATCAAATCTTTCTCCTGTTACGATGCACTTATAATTACAATTTAAAATAGATTCCTTTTTCCATTCTAAATTGTTTCTTCGAACATATTCAGATAAGTCATTATAACTTGATTCCTCATGTATTTTAAGTAAACCATTTCTAAAACGAAAATCACAAATCGATTTATCAGATTTTCCAATTATTTTACCGAGTTCTTTGTCTGTTAGCTTATTAAAATTCTCAAACACATAATTACGATCATCTTTACCAAAACGAGTTTCAATTATTGTTTTATTAACCAACTTCAGCTCCATAGCTTTTGAAATAATACTACCTCTGCTTCTATTTGGAAACAATACCATTAAATCATCTAATAAAAAATTTGAATACTTTTCTTTTAACAATTGAATTTCATTATCATTCCAGAAATCTCTTGTCTTTAAACCAAGTTTTCTTGCCTTGGAAATAATAGCCGCGTACGAATATTTATTATTAAATAATTTTATTAAGTCATCTACATGACCATACATATTTGAGTAATTATCTATTAAAATATTTTCATCTTCAATATTCCAAAAATAATTTTTCATTGAAATATTTAAACTACTCATTTTTGAATAAATCGAACTTTTATTTATATCTGGAAATCTGGTATTAATTGTTTTCCAGTCTCCAAGAGGGTAGTACTTTTTCAAAAACTCAATATCTTCACGTGTGTAATGATAATTATTGTTTTCGTAAACTCCTAATACTTTTAATTTTCCAATAATTGTTGCGGAGTCTCTGTTATATTTATTTTCAAGTTCAAATGGTTTCATACCGTTTTTATAATCATAGGTAATGCTTTCTAGCTCATCGGTGGTAAACTTTATAGCTTTACTTTTTGTTATAGTTATTCCACATGCTTTAAACTTTTTTTGAATACTCTGTGATTGAAACCCATATTTATTGCTTAGTCCATCTAAATTTATACCTTTATGATAATCATATATCATATTTTTTAAAATATCGTTTGTAATAATTTTACGCATAAAGTCATCAGCTCCTTATTTAATTGGTTATTCTCCGTCAATATTTGTGTTTTCTCATAATAAAAAAGAAGTCAAGTGCTTTTTGGAGCATTTGGCTTCTCTCAAATAACCAATATTCTTTTCCGTAATCATCAACATTTGATTCTTTATCGAACCCCAACGAATATAAATATCTACATAATCGAACAGATTCGCATTTGTATTTATTTTCCATTTGCATTTTCCTTTTAATCTTATTTGAGGGTAATCAATTCCTCATATTATAATTAATAACATCTCTATCTTTCGATAGATGCTTGGACTATTTCTTCATCTCCACCATTAAGTGCTGAGAGTGTCTTTTTCGTTTAAAGGTATTTAACCAACACCATTTGCGATTGTGTCCTACTTCTATTGATTTGGATATTCAGGATTTCCACCCTTATTTTATACTTCTACTTATAGAATATTTCCAAATCCCTACATGGGAATAGTCTCTGAACGTTCACCCTCGACTAAAGTACCGTATGGTCTACGGAATACGTTAGGGCGCTTCGCTGCACGAACAGCCAATCCTTGCGTTGTAAAACCGTCATATAGTAGTTTCCCCTATATTGTGGTGCAAGGCTCTTCCTATATGAATAGGAGATAGGATCGTCCTATCGAGGCATTACCTGCAATTAAAATCATTCTAGTTGAATATTTCTACGCAACGTGGTAAACTTTACCACCAATAGCACTAATTAAATCAGCTCTACGAGAATCATCAGGTTGAAGAGAGTTGTATGCTGTTGATAATTCCTTTAAGATTTCCATAGGATTTCTTAAAGCCAAGTATCCATCTTTTACTTCTTTAAGACTAACTCCTAAATTTTCAGCAGCTTTTTCATATTTTGTTAATTGATCCTCATCTATGATTTCCCCTGTTTCTTCGTCAACAACGCCTTTAACTTGTTGCAAGTTCATTAAGATGGCCTTAAATGCTCTACCTGCAACATCACCACCTTGTTGTGTAGACGCTATCATTGTTCCTACAGCTGCCGTCATCTCATTGATTTTGATCTGAGAGCTTTCTGCCTGTGAGGCAGTAACTTTTGTGGCTTGCTGCAAGTTCACTCATATTTACAGCATTGCGGTTAGTTACTTCATTTTGACCGTCAAGAACGGCATTTAACTTATCTGTTTGACCTTGTAATTGATAGGCCGCATCAGTTGCAATTAGATACTTATTTGCTAACTCAGCAGTCATATCACCTGCTGATTGTGCAAGAACACTTAACTCAGCTATTCCGTTAGCGTTTAAATATCCAGCACGACTTGCTTCTTGGACTCCTAAAAGATAATCAGAGGCTTTTTTACCATATTTACTAGCAACAGAAAATGAACTACCACCAAGATTCATCAAATCACTTTTTGACAGAGTGTCATTAGTTTTACTAATTTCTGTTAAAATAGTATTGATATTTTTCAACTCGGAAACTGAATCTTTCAACTGCTGAATGAAAAGCATAATTGAACCAGAAACGGAGAGCCATGACGTGAACTTGCTCTTCATATCATTAAACGAATCACCCCAAGTTTTACCTAGCAATCCCATCTCTCTTGAGGAAATTTTAATTTTCTCAAACTCTGCATTTAGTTTCTTAAATTCGGAGTCAGGTAGGTCAATGGTGCTCATTTTTGTGACGATATTATCGATACGCCCACCGAATTCTTTCATGGCTTTACTATTATTATCTGCCCATGCTTTAATAGTGTTAATCTTTGATAATCTCTGCGATTCATTTGCTAGTTTTTCTGTGGCCTTAGCAGCTTTAATACTATCTTTCTCTATTTGATTAATAGCTTTTAGTAAATCGGCTTCGTTGATTTTTATATCAATACCGGTAATTTTCTTTAATTCAGCCTCTAATTCAGGAACGATCTGCTTGACTGTTTTGATTAATTCAGCTTTATTTAAATCAGCGGCTAAATTCAAATGATATTTATTTAATACTTTCTGTACTTCAGCTATATCAGATTTACCGATTCCACTGGAATCTAATACTGCCTGTAGCAATACTTTAAAGTCGTTCATTTAAAACTCCTTTCTCATTTTAGTGCATAACTAAAACTCCCCTTGTGTGAAAGGAGAGTAAGCTAATAAACATATGTTCAGTATTTCTTAAACTGCCATATTATGGTAAGATGTTACCAAGTATATATGCAATCGTATTACCACATTGCGGTTCATTGTCACGGCTATATACCTGGTTTACCATGTGGAAGTGCCAGTGTAAGACTACGGCACTATGGGATTAAATATCTGACCGTTCTGGTCGCTATAATTCCCCAGATTATACGAAATTCTTACAGAGGGGAGGGTAGAGTTGTTAGAAGGTTTAAATTTACTTCTAAATGGTGGGCTCATCACAGGTATTTGCATTTGCGGAAGATACATACTGAAATATTTAGTTGCTCTTTTAATTTGTAAGACACCCCAATTGTCTGATGAGAAAGCAAAAGCAATTACCAAGATGATATCCAAAGATTCAAAATTTTCATTATAACATCCAATTCTAAATTATAGCCATATATTTAATTCTCCTTTTATGTTTACCCGTAGAGAAGTGGATCTCTACGGGTTTTAAAATAAAAAAATCTTACCTCTGGCCTTTACTTTATACTTAATCCTTGTTTCTTCATCTCTGTTTTTAACAAATGTGGAACATTACTATTTGCCCATTCTAAAAAGTCTTCCCAGAAGTATCCCTCTCTAAAAATATCAGTTGATCCGTGATATCCCCTTGAAGCCAACCATGCAATATCATCTCCCGAAACTCCATATTCTCCAATTAAATAGTGCATAACATCAGTATCAACGAAAATTTCTGCTGATGTATCAGATAATAGGTTATATTTAGGAGAGTTTAGAAAAGAGTAAGTTCTGTCATAGAATTTCGGAGAATATCTGTTATAAAAATCCTCTCGAATATATGATTTTAATTCTTCAGTCATCAATTTAGCGACATTTTCTACTGCAATTTTCACTTTAGAATTTACGATCTGTTCTAACTGAGCATATGTTTTTATTGTTGTTGCCATCATTTATCGTCCTTATGTACATAGTCATGCACAACACCAGCGAACTCCTTGAGAAATTCACTCTTTACTTCTTCAGGTGTCATATCCTTAGAAGCAATGGCTAACTTTGTAAACAACTCTATGTAGTCTTCACTGTGTGACAATGCTTTATATAGTTCCATTTTAAGTTTCATAAAAAATAATTTTGATTTGATATATGTGATCATATTTTATTTTCCTCCAAATTAAATAAGAGCCGACCTTCACGATCAGCTCTAAACTTCATTTATAACTCTTTTCATACCGTCTCACACGGCAATAATATCCATTTGGCATTTTTATGTATTTTTAATTTTGAAGAAATAAAGTCTGAAACTTCTTCAACTGGCTTATCTACATTTTCTAATACACGAAAGTCAAATGCATCATCATCATCAATACACATCACTTTTAGAAATTGTCGTTCAGTAATAATGTTACCCTCATCTGTACTCAAAGCCTTGTCCATACTCATGCCCATACCTCCATAAAATATATTATCTTTTTATAACAAACAATTCAAAAGGACACACCCCCAAAGCTTTAGATAGGAGCCATGCAGTTATTAATGTGACATTTTGAGGATTGTTATTTTCTATATTTGTAATAGTAGTGTGATGTAAACCAGTTTTGCGTGATAAATCATGTACGCTCATATTTCTGGCAATACGATATTTTAACAAATTGTTATCAATATGCATAACTATACCTCGTTAAATTGAACGTTCTATTATTTTTATCTGGTATAGTATTTGTATATGTACGTTTGTTTATCATGGTAAAATTATACAATAAATATTGGTTAACCTTTTAACCATTATGTGTGATATAATTGGGGATTGGGAGAAGATTTGATTTAATATATGACTTCGATTTCGGTACGTGGATTTGCTTTATCATATCCAGTTCTTAGAGTAAGAGAGCGTAGATGTGAACCATCGTCATCAATTATAAAACCAGACTCACTAAATCCATCTAAAATAAACTTTGGAACTGTATTATCACAGTCTACGCGTCTTTTGGTGGGCATATATGTAGTAAATATCATATCAAAACTATTGAGTCGTGTATCTTGTAATCCCAAGTCATTTATCCAGAAAATAATAAAATCTTTCCATTTCTGTTTTAAGGCATTCATCTGTATTCGTGGTAAAACCATCCATACATTTATAGAAGGATGATAGGCATGTTCTATTGCCTTTTTTCTTGCTCTTGGATGTTGAGAAAAGTAGTATTGATTATATTTTTCTACAACATTATTATCTAAAATAAGTTTTATAATTTCACTTCCTTTTCACATAATAAAAAGAAGCGGATTTAAGCCGCTTCTCCATAATACTCAATTAATTTCTTCGTCAACCAAATCTGCCCCTTTCCTGACAATAGCGGCTTATATGTAATATGATTTTTACCGTTACGCTCAGTTACATTTTCTTTATATTCCATATATCCACAAGTAAGCATTTGCTGAGACGGTTTGTTCTTTAAATCATAGCTTGTACATAAATATCCTTGACTCCTACACCATTCCATAACTGTATTTCTTCCAAGCTTGACAGATTTAAGTTCTTTATTGTTTTGTAAAGCAGCTGAAAATTCTCCAAAAGAGATACAGTTTTTGGATACTTGGATTGCATCATGAAATGCAGCTTTTGGTTTCATTTCTTCATTCTCGGCAATAAGTGGCGCGGTTGCCTCTTTAACCTCTAATTCTGATAACTGTTTGCTTGCTAATACGGCAGTCTGTCCACCATCGTAAATCGAAAGCAATAACTTAGCTTTTAATTGCTCACCAGAATTAATAATTTTTCTCATGCTAAAATAATCTCTTCTCAATTTCTTGCGAATTTTTCTTGCCTTTTCTGTTTTCATAAAACCAACCAATAACATATAACCCTGTTCAGATAATAGGTAGCAATTTTTCTGCCGGTTACTTGTGATAAATCCTAAACCGACAGCATCGGTTTTGAAATTCTCATCACAAAGATCTAATAAGTCAATACCTAATTCAAATTCTACAATATTCTGTTTTATGAGATCTTGGATGTCATTAAGTCTTACCTCGTGAATTTCTGCAACGGTTGATGCTAAAATAACCTTTTGATTCTCACCAAACCCACCTTCAACAATTGGAATCTCGATTCCCATAAATTTTTGTGTCCCACAAATTTGAATCTTATTCATTAAATTATCCTCCATTCTTATCCTCTGTTTTAGTAGAAGAGTAGTGAACGCAGTCAGAGGAGTCCCACTTCATCGGTTAATTAGGCCGATTATTCACTACCCAAGAGACGAGTTCAATAACCTCTCGCCTTACAGATATGAAAATACCTGTATCAACTTATTGTTGCTCATACAGATATTCTCCGTTTAAATACCAAAAGAGCGACTTCACATAAAATCGCTCTTTCAACTCAGAATCCATTTTTCAGTTTTTCTTTATATGACTCGTTGATTATATCCATAGATAAATTAACTTCACCATTTGTCATATTGTTGTCTTCAAGTAACTTCTCGTATTTTTCGAAAATTCGAAGACAGTGCTTATAGCTATCCTTGTTGCATGATTGTCCTTCTGAAATCTTTGTAGAAAAATTAATAATTTCCCACCTCATGGTGTCAATTTCTCTGTCAATAAACATGGTTTTTAATTCAGCCAAATCAGATCGGATTGCTACATCATGTTTAATTGATTCTTCAACATCAATATTTCTTTGATTTCTTAATTCAACTAATTCACTAGCTGTCTTCATTAATAATTCATGATCTTCCCGCTTTTTTCTTAGCCATTTAAATTCCAGTCCAGTCTTATCGGCAATCCACTCTAATAGAGTAACAATGCCCTTAAACCCTGTAAAAATTATAAGTATGCTTGATAGTACAAGTGGAAAATCAATCTGAAATAGTGCCTTTATCTCGCTCACACATCATATCCCGCCTTTCGTTAACATCACAATTACTTCTTTTCTAAATACTGAACAAAGGCCTGATGGAGCCCCGTTGATCCCAAACCACTCACGATTCCCGATAAAACAATCTGAGGAGTAATAATCCAACCATTAATCCATGCGGCCAAAACAATCCCCAAAACAGCACAAATTGTAGGAATATACTTATTATCAACATCATTCACCCATTTCTTAACAACGAAGCCTACGCAAAGACAGATTCCTAATACAACAGGTAACATAAACTCATTTAAAAATTCCATAATTACTTCCTCCATTCTGAAATAGGAGAGTAGTAGATTCTTGACTATTCCACATATGCTGGGTGTCATGCGGTCACGAGTATATCAAATCTACTTTTACGCTCATTGTCTTGAGCAACCTATGATTTACATTAAGAATAAAACTCTAATAAAGCTTTAAACAACGTTCTAGTTTTTTCATATTTATAAGTAATAAAACCATTAACTTTTTTTACAAAGGAATATCTTATTCCCTTTTCCGTTAGAAAATTAACTTCAGCTAAATACTGTGTTTGGTATTCCTTATCAAATTTTGTTTCGTATATAATATTACCTCCCTCTGAAGCGTAAAAAATAGGGATATGCAAATAATTGTATATGCATATCCCTGAGCTATACACTATACAATTCAATCACTATTTTGCGCTTTCAGTTACTTTTATTTCTTTAATTTTATAAATTCCGTTGTTATTAGTTAAATCAACATATTTTCCTTCATACTGCTTTACGTTATGTTTTGCATCAAAAACTATGTCTGTTTTCACCTTGTCAATTGTAACAATAATAGAATCATAACCGTATGTTCCTTCGACTACCTTCTCAATTTCAACTTTCAATAATAAGTCCTCCTATAATAATGAAAGATGGGCATTATACCCATCTTGTCATCTGAATCATAGTAGAACTATTAGCGGCCTTCATGATTTCGCATTCAAAGCTAGTTGGTGTTGGATCACCTTCTGCAGAGAAGTCAAGATTAAGATTAGAACTCCATTTCAAGTTAGGTATAACAACCTGGAAGGCTTCGTCTTTACCTGTTTCTCTATTTCGGATAACTGTATTTCCAACTAATTTATATGTACCACTAAAATGAGAAGCATCGATCACATAAGTCTCGGTGGTCGCTGAACTTGCAAAAGTGTAATACACAACAACCTTCTTGTTGGCTGCCGCGGCAACTGTTAAAGTTTTACCTGTAAGCTGCGCACCTGTCATCGCAATAGGAGTTCCGCAATCATCGCTTATCTCATATACAAGGATCTGGCTAGCGGCTTCCTTTGGCGTATATGCCAATTCGATTACACCAGATGAGCTTGCGGTAAGCGGGAACAACTCTCCTTTATCTAATGGAGTAGCACCAGTAGTATCATATTCTGA